ACGACGTGCTGCGCGAGCTCGGCGAATCCGTCCAGGCCGCCACCACCCGCCTGCCGATGCTCGGCGAGCGCATCGCCCGCGGCGCCAAGCCGCGCGACCTGCTCACCGTCAGCCAGCACGCCGACCGCTACCGCGTCATCCGCACCGGCACCAACGCCCCCGGCCCATGGCGCACGGCGCTCACCCCCTACCTGCGCGACATCATGGACGACCTCTCCGAGCACTCGCCCGTGCGTAAGGTGGTCTTCATCAAGAGTTCGGGCGTGGGCGGTACCGAGGCGATGTACAACTGGCTCGGCTACGTCATGCACCACCTGCAGAACAAGGATCTGCTGGTGGTGGTGCCGACGCTCGAGCTGCGCGACCGCTCGTTCAACCCGCGCCTGGCGAAGATGATCGACGAAAGCGAAGCGCTCGCCAATCTCGTCACGACTGCCAGCCGCAACAAGGCCAACCGCGGCGACCTGCTCGAATACGGCGCTCGCGCCCGCATCATCAAGGCCGGCGCCAACAGCCCGGACAGCCTGCGATCGGACCACGTGCCGTATGTGATCTGTGACGAGGTCGACGCCTTCCCGTGGGACGTCGGCGGCGAAGGCGATCCGATGACGCTGATCGAAAACCGCCAGCGCACCTTCAGCCGCGCGAAAACTTACCTCGTGAGCACGCCCACGCTGGAAGGGCAAAGCCGCATCGACATCGAGTACCGCCGCACCGACATGCGCCGCTACTACGTGCCGTGCCCGCACTGCGACGAGTTCCAGCACCTGGAGTTCGGCGGCAAGGCCTGGCGCCACGGCCTCAAGTGGCGCACCGCGCCCCCACCCGAGGACGACCCGCACCACCTGCCGCAGGTGGTGGACGCCTGGTACGTGTGCAAGCACTGCGGCGCCGAGATCAGCGAAGGCCACAAGGCCGACATGCTCGCGCGCGGGCGATGGGTGGCGCAGCGCCCCGGCGTCAAGCTGGCGCACGGCTACCACCTCAACGCCCTGTACGCGCCCACCGGCCTGGGCCTCGACTGGCGCGCGATCGCGCAGAGGTGGATCAACAGCCAGGGCGACACCGCCGCGCTCAAGGGCTTCGTCAATACCGACCTCGGCGAGGTGTGGCGCGAGCAGGGCGACAGCATCGAAGAGATCAGCCTCATCAGCCGGCTCGAGGAATACACCCTCGACACGCTCACCGAGGACGGCCGCCCGCTCTACGCGCTCATCACCGCCGGGGTGGACGTGCAGAAAGACCGCCTCGAGGTGAGCATCGTCGCGTGGGGCGAAGGCGAGGAGGCGTGGCTGCTCGAGCACGTGATCCTGCCCGGCGACACCGCTCGCCCCGAGGTGTGGGACGACCTCGCCGCGCTGCTCGAAGGGCAGGGCGAGTTCCCGCGCGCGATGGACTTCGCATGCATCGACTCCGGCTACAACACCACGATGGTGTACGAGTTCGTCGCGCGCCGGCGCTGGTGCATGGCGATCAAGGGTTTTCCCGGCACCGGGCGCCCGCTGGTCGAAGACGAGAAGGTGCGGCGCAAGCGTCTTCGGCTCAAGCGCAAGACCGGCGTGCGGCCCGAGCCGCTCGGTGTCGACCAGGGCAAGGCACTGCTCTACGCCAGACTCAAGCAGATGCAGCCCGGCCCCGGCTACATCCACTTTCCACGCCAGCCCGCGTTCGATGACGAGTATTTCTCGCAGCTCGCCGCCGAGAAGCTGGTGACCAAGTTCCGCGGCACGCGCCCGGTGCAGGAATGGGTGCAGACCCGCCCGCGCAACGAGACGCTGGACTGCCTCAACTACGCGCTGGCTGCGTGTCGGCTGTCGGGCAAGAAGCTGGATGTGCCCGCTGCCGTGCAGACGCCTGTACCACCGCCCCCCGCCGATCCCGCGCACGTCCAGGCCATCCCGCATTCCACCACCGCCACCCACCGCCTCGCAAAATCCGATTGGAGCAGCCGCCTATGACCGCCCCCGCCCAGCAGGCCGCCACCCTGGCCGACGTGTTCACCGACGTGCTCACGCGCGAGCTGCGCCTGCCGCAATCCATCGCCGAGACCCTGGCCGACGCGCTCATCCTCGGCGCGGCCCGGCTCGGCCACGGCGGCACGTCCTACCCGCTGTACACCCTCGACACGCTCACCCGCGACAATGTCGCCGCGCGCGTGCGCGCCGAGTACAACGGCCGCAACGTGCAGCTGCTCGCCCGACGCTACGGCAAAAGCCGATCGACCATTTACCGCATCCTGCGCCGCCACGAACAGGAATAAACGGGTATCCGGATTACGGTGTGTTTGCCCACAACCAGATCCGCTTTTGCGATGACGAAACAACATAGCTATGTTGCGTGAACATTCACGGGTTGACGCCATAAGTCGGTGTCTGTATGTTCGTGAACATTCACGGAGGATGAAACAATGGACTCCACCGCACTACAGCGCCAGAACCGCCGCATTGGACGACTGAAAGAAATGGGTGTTGATCGAACCGCCGTGCTTGTTCATCGAGACTGCAAGAAGGCGCTTGAAGGCTTGCGTCCGCACTTGGTGGACCCGGTTCGCGCCGATGCCCTGAACGCGCTTGTCGAGCAGTTGCACAACAAGCAGAAGCCCACGAACGTAGCGCAAGTTCGCCAACTCAGCCCCTTCCGTTACCCAGGCGGCAAGACCTGGCTTGTCCCAGAAGTCCGCAAATGGCTGATGACATCGAAGCGCCAGCCTTCCGTTTTCGTGGAGCCATTCGCAGGCGGAGCCATGTCCGGCCTGACCGTGGCGGCCGAGAGCCTGGCCGAGCATGTTGTTTTGGCAGAGCTGGACGACGATGTGGCCGCCGTGTGGCAGACAATTTTCGCCGGCAGGGATGCCGATGTACGGTGGCTCTGCAACCGCATCACCGGCTTTGACGTGACATTGGAGAATGTCCGCAAGGTGTTGGACGGCAAGCCCAGCAGCACCAAGGAGTGGGCCTGGCGGACCATCATCAAGAACAGGATGCAGCGCGGCGGCATCATGTCTGCCGGCGCTGGCTTGGTGAAGGAAGGCGAGGCCGGGCGCGGCCTGAAATCGCGCTGGTATCCGGAGACGCTGGCAACGCGCATCGAGGTTCTGCGCTCCATGCGCGAGCGCGTGACCTTCGAGCACGCGGACGCCTTCGCGGTGATTCAGGCTTTCGCAGACGACACCAACGCTTTTTTCTTTGTGGACCCGCCCTATACTGCCGGCGGCAAGAAGGCGGGCAAACGCCTATACACCCACAACGAAATCGATCATGAAGGCTTGTTCGCTCTCATGGCCGCTGTTCGTGGTTCCGTGATGATGACCTACGACGATGCGCCGGAGGTCCGCGAGATGGCGCAGCGTCACGGTTTCCGCATCGAGACGGTGCCGATGAAGAACACCCATCACGCCATCATTCAGGAGCTTCTGCTTCTGAAGCCCTGAAAACCTTGTTCGTGCGGTTGCCGTCATTGATGACGGCCTTCAGCTCGCGGGTGAAGTCGGCTTTGCTCAGTGGTTCCGTCGCGTTGAGCGCGCGACGTGAGCTTTCAAGCGTGGTATACACGACAGCGCTTGGTCGCAAGTGCATGTCGGCATCGAAGTCCACCACGAACCACACGACATCGGCGTTATCGCGGCGTTCCTGATCGTTGCGCGCTCTGGCGTAGGCATCGGTCAGTTCGTTCATGTTATCGAAGAAGTATCGATCAATGACGACAACAACCTTCTTGCCCCAGTTGCGCAACACTGGCACCTTGACATCGAGCTGCGGCGATAGCCGCTTGGGGCCGCTGCTGCGATAGTCCGGTCGGCGTTTGCCGACCGGATAGAGGACTGGCGACGGCGCGGCGGCGTAGGCATTGAACTCGTGTTCCATCTTGTCGCCGGAGAAATACAGGGCTTGTGTCTCTACGGCGCACCATTCCAGCTCGCCCGCGGCCATTGTCGCCGGATTGACCAGAATCCAGTCGATTCGCCCGGCCTTCCTTCCTTCGTCTTCATCGTCCGCGTCTGCCGCCTCTCCCGGCCTTGCCGCATCGGAGACTTTGCGCAGAAAAGGGGTTTCTTTCACGACCGTAGGCGCGTCGATGTCCAGCATCTTTTCCGCGACCCAGGAGAACAGGCTTTGCCCCTCCCCTACATGCTGCAAGAAGCGCAGCGGGCATACTGTCACCACCTTGTCCCCATCCACCGGGACGCCGGTAGCGTCCTCACCCGGCGCATAGCGCCGGATCGTGCAAACGCCGCTGGCTTTGTTGCAACGGGCGGTCGGGATCAATGTTGCGAGGAACGGGCACGGCGGCGCTGCGGACAAGTCCCCGGTTTCGTCCTGTCTGGCTGCGAGTTGGCCGAGTGCTTGCCGTTCCTCCGGCGTCAATCTGGCGATGTCCCTGCCGAACCATTCTGCTATGCCGTAGCGGGGCTGTGGTGTGCGAGCCATTTTCTTATCAGTCTTCTTTATCAACCACGCATATTGCCATACCACGATAACTGTGGGCAAAACACAGCCTAATCCGGATACCCGAATAAACATGCAACCCATCGACTGCAAGTGTTTCAGCCACGGCGTTTGCACGCACCAAGCAGCGCCTCGCCGGCTATTCGGAGCGGCGCACTGCATTTTGGAGTTCCCATTGAGCGACGATCGCATCATCAGGGGATGCGCGCTCAGGGTGTCGCGCGGGCAGCGTCCTCCGCCGCCGCCTCCGCCTCCACCGCTCAGAATCATTCGAGAGGGGGTAAGCGTTTCTCAAGAGCACAGCCCGTGTCTCCCGCCTGGGGACGAATAACTGTCGCATCACCGGGTAACGCTGCAACACCCGCCCGCGTACTTTCGTCGCATCAGCCTCTACCCGTGCGCCGCGCCTCATGCCCTCTGTCGCCGAAACCCGCCTCGCCGCCTACCTGGCAGCCGAAGCCGCCATCCTCCAGGCGCAGGAAGCCCGCTCCGGCGACCGCACCCACCGCATGGCCGAGCTCTCCGCCGTGCAAAAGCAGATCACTTTGCTGCAAGCGCAAGTCTCGCGCGAGCAGGCCCGCGCCGCCGGCGGTGCCGGCCTCAACTACGCCGTGGCCGATCTATCGGGCGAGGGCGCATGAACGTCATCGACCGCCTCGTCGGCTATTTTGCGCC